GTTTGAATAGTGCCGGACTCATACCATGTTTATTCTCTAAGCCGCGCATCATCTCAAAGCCAGTAAGCTCTAGGTGTCCGCCTAGTATATCAGCTTTACAATTAGCTACAAACTCTAGCGACTCTTTTTCATTCTCTGCACATATCCACGGCAGCAACGCCATTTGCAACCCATCGTAGTCCATAACAGTTGGTTTATGTACGATATGGACCTCATTCATATAATGACCGAGTAATTCTTTTAAGCTGTTTAGGTCATTGGTATTCTTGTAGTAAGTGTCATGGTTACCACAAATAATATCCATTGTAATGCCTAGGTCTCTGAGCGGTTTAAGAAATGCATTACGATTCCTGTTAAGAGCCCGGAAGTTAATAAATTTCCTGTTATCATAGTAATCACCAAGGTGAACGATATGGCGAATATTATGTTCCACCATATAATTAAAAAATACATCAGAATAAAATTTCTCTGCATTATCGAGAAATATGTCAGAGCTATTGCGAACGCCACAATGAGTGTCATTTAGTATTGCCAGTTTCATTAATCATCTTCCATAAACCTAGATAAATCGGAATCTACTTTAAATATCCGTTTTTTACGTTTTTCTTCCAAAGCATATGTTTTAAAGTCTTGGTCTTTCTCTTTTACCTTATCGATTCTATTTTTTAATTGGTCGATAAAGCTGTTTAGAATATCATTAGCCACATCCTCTTGACCATGTAGAGCATATTCGTTTAATCCGGATTGGGAAAGATATTTTAGTTTTATGTCCTGTTGTTTCTTTTCATTAGCAATCCTACGTAGGAAAGCGAACCAAGAGATTTGGGTAAAGTAAGCAAAGGCATTCGGATTACCAGTACGTGTTGCCACTGCTGGATCATAATTTTCAATGGCCTTTAAACAATTTTCTACAGCGTCCATTACCATTTCTTCACGATAGGTATAACCAATAAAGTTAGACTTATGGGATAACCCCTCTGCAATACGTAAGAAGCATCGGGCGATATAGTCTGGAACCTTAGGGGGTGGGTCATCCGTTGCCTGACACTCGCGCACATGGATACAGTAGTCCACAACCGCCTGAGAAAATTCTTTATTATTTACATAATGGGGATTTTTCTTTTTAGCTTTACTCATAATAAATTCCTGTTAATGTTCATACTATTCTATCATAGAAATAATTTGATGTAAACCACTTTTTTTAAAATTAAGGGGGTTTACAAAATAAAAAAATACGATATAATAAATCTAAGGATTTTCGGGGAGGATTAGATACCTCGTTAATGTAACTTATTTCTGTCAGGATTAAATTCTATAACATTGGAAAAATCACTATCTAATTCTCCGGCCATCTTTTTTAATTTTGCAAAATAATTATCTATTTTATCTTGTATCTCTTCGGGTGTTAAATTCGAATTTTCTACTGCCTCAAAAAAATGTTTTAACATTTTATCACTAGGTATAACTTCAGCTAAGATGTGTGCATAGTTTAAAGAAAGAAATCCATCGGTATCTTCTTGCATAGTTATCCATGGTTTAAAATTATAATATCTAATCCCTCTACCATCGTCATCATAAGATTTAAGCTGCATGGCTTTTCGGATAATCATATCTTCCTCGTCATCGCCTGGCCATTGGACAATCTCACAAATAATCTCATCACCATTTGTTAGCTTAAATTGTCTAAAATCAGTCATTAATGTCAACCTTTATAACTTTATACTTGAATTGTTCTTTCTCGTATATTTTCACCCGCTCTGCGGAGTGGAGTAATGTATAATTCTTTCTTGACCTCCAGTGCAGATCATCGGCAATATCGAAGAGTTTGGTTTCTCGTCCATCGTCTGAGATTCGAAGACCACGTCCAATACTCTGCAGAACTTTGATTTGGGATTTGCTTGGTGAAGCGAAAATAATATTATGAAGGTTCCGTATATTAATACCAGTGCTGAAAGTTCCCAAGGAAGCGACGATGATCGCATCTTTTTGTTTCTCCACTATTTTGCGAATGGCTTCTCTATCACTTGTTGCTACCTCACCAGAGACAAAAAATACCTTTCTCCCTTCCTCTGCCTTATTATTTATCATTTCATAGAGAGGCTTTCCATGAGCGTCCACACGATTAAATAGGATGAGAGTATTTCCTTTAGCATCCAGAGCGAGATTACGAATGAGCCTATTACGAACAGGGTTTCCAATAAGGAAATCGATTTCTTCCTGATATGTTCTCTTTCCAAAGTCCTTCCTTACCTCCTCGGAATACTGCAACAAAAGGACTTTAATATCTAGGGGCGCTAATGTTTCTTCGTCCTGTAATTTCTTTGTTGTTGTTACTTTATATACAGGACCGAATAATCCTTCTAGAACTAATTTATGTGTTTGCGTACCGTCCAAGGTTCCTGTGGTACCAAACCTATATTTTGCCTCAGTTGCTTTATTCATTATAGAGGATAAAGACTTAGATTTAAATCCATGACATTCATCCCCAATTACCATACCAAACTGTTCAAACCATTTCTTAGGGTATTTATATATGCTTTGCCATGTAGAAATTATAACCCTTTTATCGGTCACTTTATCTTTACCTGAATAAATTCTATGACATGCGTTTTTCACTAGCATACCATATGATTCAAAGTCCGAATACATTTGCTCGACCAAAGAAGTTGTGGGAACAATAATTAAAATCTTACCTTTTTCTGAGGTCATAGTCATATAGTATTTCATTATTAAATAAATAATAAATGATTTACCAGAACCTGTAGGGGATAATAAAATTGCGCGGGAAGATCTTAGTGCTACTTTTACCGCTTCTTCTTGGTAGTTGCGAGCCGAAAAGGGAAGGGATGTTTTTTCTTCAATGTCAAGCCATCGGCGAAACTCGGAAATTTTGTTCGTATCTTCAGGCGACCCATATCGGGGGTTATCCAGTATGGCGGAGGTGTAGTTACGTTGAGACGCAAACTTTTGAATTTGGATATAGAGACCTGCAGAAATCTCCTGAGTATTGTGATTAAAAAGTCTAATCTTACCATCCCAGACCCTATTCTTATATGCAGGCATAAATTTATATCCAGGAACATAAAAGCTAAAATACTCTGAAAGTTCTTTAGCAATACCAGGTTCACAGTCTACATGCAGCATACTGTAGTCTAAAAGTCTAAGATTTAAATCGGCCATTACCCACCAGCTTCAAATTGTTTCCATCTAATAATATTACCTATTGTCTGATGTCGCCATTTAATTGAGTCGACTATCTCTGTCAATGTTTCTACTATAGTTTTGTAACATTGGATTTTTTCTTCAGACCTTTGTATGTCTGGGTCGGAGTCATAATAATAATCCATTTCACCTTTTAGAATTTTAAGACCATTAAATGGGTCATAATCCCATCCTTTTGCTTGTATAGTTTCTTGGTCCATCTTTCCATTGTAATATAACCATTTGTCTTTCAGCAGCACTTTTTGAGCGGCCTCCGCGCGCTTTAACTGTAGTTTAGCTAAAGATAACTGCTGTAAGTATTTAGCGTGAAGCTTCGGGGTGTCCCTGGAAACCTCGGCTAATTTAGAATTGTCAATTGTACAGTCTTCCTGCCATTGCTCTACGATACTCTGTAGATCCATAATATAACTCCATATTGTATAGTACTATTTAGGTCAGTTCAAAACTGGAGAATCTAAACGTTGCAGGGAAAGTGATAAATGTATTATCGCTCAACGTAGATTCCAGGGTCATATCTCCCAAGTTGGTTGGTAGACAATCTATGTATTTAATTTTTCTTACCGTATTATTATGGCTTGATAGGATTGATAATGTAATATCTGAATATGATGGGGGTAGGGCTGAGCTTCTTGTGGTAGGTGGACGCTCGTTAATTTCTACCAGCCTATTCATCCAGTTATACATCTCAGTGTATGAATTTAGGTTTTCATCCACAATGATCATACAGGTTAATTCCGAATAGATTAGTTTATCACCTGTAAAAGGAACCGATCCGATTCTTTTATATGGTACCTCGATTGGGTTAAGACTGAGATTAGGGTGCAGCACAGTCTGAGCGAAGAACTCTAAGTTAGGAAAATGCTTACGGTCAATCGTAAGCCTAAAAGACGTAGGCTGTAAATAGTTAAGATTATTTAACCCAGATATGCTAGTGACATTACTAACATCTACGGATATAGAGGGATTCAAAGTGGGCATGCGCTGTTCCTTGTTTATTCTATTCTATCATATTTATATGAGAAAAAAAATCGAAAAAAATGAAAAAAAAATGCATTTAGGGGGTTTACAAATGATTCGAAATACATTATATTAGTAGTATAACAAAGGAGATACCAAATGCTACTACCTAATGGATCAGCTATCAAACTGGACGTAATCGAAGCTTTCAACAAAGCTACTACTAACCCAGAAAACATTAACTCATCAGGTGGTCTAAATTGGAACTTCGTAGATGCAGATCTTTGCTTAGATCTTAGAGATTTCTATTCAATGGATTATCTCTATGAGTGCTTCGAGGTTTTAGTAGATGACTACTTTTCGTGAAGGAGACAAAATGGAAGGATTTGTAATTTTCGTAGGATTTATACTGGGCGGAGTTTGTGCTACAGTTATTTCGCAGATGTTAACCAATGTTAAATCTGTATCACAAGAACTCGGTATAGCGGCTTGGGGTTTTGCTGGTGGTATTGTTGGAGTTATTCTAGCAGACCTATTACTACAAACCCTATGACTCTTTTCCTCATACGTCCGTG